GGCTGAATTTATCGGTATTGTTCAGTCAACAGCACAAACATAAGGGTTTATTTAATAAACGTTTATTGATTAATGTCATCCGCGTGAAAGTATTCATCGCTGGAATAGTTAATTACACCAGATTCAACCGTAAACTGCATAACTTTAGTAAAACGTCGTGCAAGTGCCATGTATTGATGCTCCCTGTTCTTCCACTGATACCAAAAGCGGGGTTCAATGTTCGTGGTTACGGCTATATGAGAAGGCCCCCACCAAGTAAACCCATGTTTGATTGGCACTTTGATAAAATATCCGTCAAGTATCTTCAGGGTCGCCACGAGCGAGACCTTCGACATTGCCCCTGCGAAGTCGTCCAAAAGAACATGAGCCTCACCGTCATACGTATCAAACCAAAGAGTAGTCGTTATAAGCGGTAAACGCCAAAAATCATCCCAATGATCGTAAACCCACCTCGTCTTGCCTGTACCGGTATCGCCTATAAGAAGTATACATTGCACGGGGCGCCAGTCTTCCTTCCCAAGGGCGAGTCTGTACCCGTTGTAGAACTTCGGGTACTTGGCCATCAACACTGGCTGTTCGTCGTAGAGGTCTTTTCGTCTCTTTCCTCCTTTGATCGCGTCCTTGAACGCGTGTAGATCTGTCCTCGTCCCAGGGCCTTTTGACGCTTCTCCGAACTCCCATGGTCCTTCGAGTCGGGTGTCTTCCTTTTTACAGTACGCGATAGCTTCAGCTGCAGTGCCTCGTCTTGCTTCAAAGTGAGCATTGACTGAGACGAGATCTCTGACCCGGTTAAGTCGATAACTTTTGCTGAATTCAACGTACCCTTGGTAGTGAATTTGTCCGGTCGATGCCCTTTCTTTCTGAAATACGATGTATCGAACAGTTCCGCCAAGCGCCGCCAGTCCACCGGTGAGGGTTTGTAGAAATTTTTGCTCCTTTTCAGTATCGCAGCAGGTAAAACACCAGAATCTTTTTTGGGCACCTCTTCTCCGGGGAGCGGGGTCTCGGTTTTCTTTCCCTTGAGGTCCCGGTACCAGTCCCTCAGTCGCGTCCGCGATAGCAGGGCTCGGTCTCGACATAATTGGCAGGGATTGTCCTCGTCCCTGAGGCCGAGGTTTTTCTCCATTCGGCTGATCCAGCATTTGTCGCAAAGGGCCCGCTGAGGGATGGGCCGAAGGTCTTCCGAAGACATGACTCATCCGAGGGCAAGAATCTTGAACTCGTTAAAACGATCAATACCGCCTGTAGTAGAAGCGCCTCTGGTAGTTGTCCATATGGGGTAACGGGGAGCAGGTGGTGGGTAATACTAAACCACCACCTGGTACCCCATATATATAGCTGCGCGGCTTTTCCTGGAATTTGTGGTGGTACCACATAAAGCGCCGTGATTGGCCCACGGATTTTCCGGCCAATCTCATTGGCGCGTGTGGTACTTGTGGTGGAATGACGTGTCAGGACACCGTGGCATGACGCACTTCACTTTGAGTGATGACGTGTCGTTACGTGAACCATAATTTTCTGGTGAGTCTCGGTGTCGGTATTTAGTCGCTGCCGCGACACGAAGTATCAGATGGTTAGAAAACGTAAAGCTAAACGACGTAAGTCTGCAAAAAGAGTCGCTCGCGGTAAAAAACTAGCTAGAACTTTGCCTAGAGACGCTAAGGGTAAATTTTTACCACGCGGAAGTAAAAACCTTTTTAGAAAGAAGCCTAAAACACGTAAACGACGTCTAAGTGTTGGTAAACAACGACGTTCTACTCCAAAAAAAAAACGAACTTTACGACGAACAAAGTCATCGCCTTCAATGGGTTCAAGGAGAGGCCTCAAGACGGTTGATTTGTTTCCGAACTTTTTGTCTGGAGATCTAATAGGTGCAGCAGGAGCAGGCTTTGCAACCAAACAGATCTTCACTCCGATACCTCGATTGCGTACAATTGGCAACAGAGCAACGGTTATGGAGCTATTGTACATGGATGTTGATACCAATTTCAACTTTGGGCAAGCCGATGGCGAGTATACGTTTCAAGCAAGTACCGGTAGCGCACCTACTGCTGTCCAAAGCTGGGCTGATCCCCGTGTATTTGTATTGATTAAGCAATCAAGCGAAGGATTGCCTGTAGCTTTCATACCGACTTTGAAGCCTTGGAGGTTCCAATTCCAGACTCTTGACGGGTTTGGGTACCTTTTGGCCTCAGACTCGTTCAATGTTACCTTTGCGGCGTTGAATCAAGCAGTGGCTCCCAACGTTACGATCACTACATTCAAGCTGTATTACCGCTTTGTTGATATTCCTTTGGCTGAATTTATCGGTATTGTTCAGTCAACAGCACAAACATAAGGGTTTATTTAATAAACGTTTATTGATTAATGTCATCCGCGTGAAAGTATTCATCGCTGGAATAGTTAATTACACCAGATTCAACCGTAAACTGCATAACT